AGTTTCTTGTCCCCTTGTTTATGGGATTCTTACAATCGTATTTAGGGTTTCTTTATTTTTTCGATATTCAGCCCATCTTTTCTTAGATGCAGCAGATACGGCTAATCTTCTTTTACTATTAGGGTCTGACCATTGTTCTTTCATTCTCTCTGAGTTTTGGTCTTTCCAATCGTCAGTGTGTGGTTTTTTCTTTATCCCTCTTAGTGCTTCTTTATGCTCTTCTGACATACCACCACGTTCAGCAAATGCTTTCTTTTTTGCTTCAGAAATAGCTTTAGCTTTTTCTGGACTACATGGACCTGCAGATTTGCCTTTTTTCTTGAAAGAGATTTTCTGACCAATAGTTATTACTGAATCCGGATATTGATGCCAAAGATTATCTTTTGTGGTTTTTAAGTTATAATATCTAACTTTTTTCTCTTCTGGCTTCATCATCTCTAAGTAATACTGTTCTTCAATATACATCTGCTCTCTGGTAAGTTCTGTTTTCAGTATACGTCTTTTGAAATCCTGAGGACGACGTAGATATGATTGTTTCATCCAGTTAGACGAACATATATAACCATCATCAACATTTCCCCAATGACAACCAACATAATACCTTTTATGTTTTTTATCATACCAAATATATACAAAACCATATTTTTCCATTCTGACCTCTTATAAAGAAATATCCAGGAGCCGAAGCCCCTGGATATATTTAGTCAGAGTATTAGTAAATAACCTGAAAAAAAGTTTATTTCACATCAAATTGTTGACTATGACGCGACGATAGTAGACGTTAGTGTTGAACGCAAGAGCGCCGTTACCCTTAACCAGACCCTGAGCGAATGGATTAGCAACCATGCCGTAACGAGTCTTAAAGCCAATCTTAGGCTGGAATGAAGACTGGTCAACAGCACGAACCATCTGCAGTGGAACGTATGGGCAGTAGAACAGACCAGCGTCGAAAGCTGACGAACCCTTATAGCCAACAGTCAGGTAGTTACCGCCGAGAGCATAAGGATCGATGTAAACTTTCAGGCGACCATTAAGAACACCAGCGAAAGTGTTGCCAGTGTCGTCAACCTGCAGGTTGTTCGAGTTAAGAGCAGGAGTGTAGTCAAGAACACCAGCCATCTGCAGAGCGGAAGCAACGTCCGAAGAGCAGATAACGATGTTACCTTTACCACGACGAGTCTGCTTAGCAATCTGGTTAGCTTCACGCTCCAGCTGGAACATCAGACCCTTGAACTTCTCAACCGACCAACGACCGTTTGAGTCAGTGTCAAGATCGAACACACCAGGAGTGGTAGTGTCAGTCTGGGCACCAGCAACGGCAGTGATGTTGATAGTACGAACAACTTCACGGTTGATTTCTGCAAGAATCTCAGCCGAAAGAATGTTAGCGAGCTCAGTTTCAGCGTCGAGACCATGGATGGCTTTAAGATCCTGAGCCAGTTCCATAGTGTACTCAGCTTTCAGAGCACGTGTGTTAGCCGTTACAGTAACTTTCTCGATCGAGAATGCCATCTGTGGGAAAGCAGTGTTACCGTCAGTGCCGAGAGCCTCAGCCTGGAAAGTACCCATACCAGAACCAGTGTTATAGGTATTAACCGAAGTCATTGGTGAAGTGTTAGTGGCACCTGGAAGAGTACCAACGAACTTCTGACCGAAAGTGTTAGAACCGTTAGTAACAGTCGCGAACGAAGTATCAACCTCGTTGTAGAAAGTTTCTGGGCCAGCGTTATTGAACGAAGTGTTGTTTGCATAACGTGAACGCATAGCAAAGATCAGGCCAGTTGGACCAGTCATTGGCTGCACGCCACAGATGTCGTATGCAATCAGGTTAGGCATAGCACGACGAACCAGCGAAATAAGAACTGGATCGAAAGTGTCGATACCGCCTGTGCCAGCTGTAGACGAAGAAGCGCCCATCAGGTTGGCAGGGATTGAAGAAGTAGTCTCTGACAGAGTCTGATAAGAACCATGAGCAGCAGCCTCAGTAAGAGCCTTCTCAGTGTTCTCAAGCATAACTGCAGTTACCGAACGGCGATGCTGGTCCTTAATAGCACCAAGAGCGTCGTGGTCCAGAACCGGAGCCCACTTATTTTGAATTTCCTCAGCTAGATACATTTGTTTTCCTTTCGTAGAAATACTAATTTTATTTATAATATCTTATTTCTTAACGCTTCTGGCGATAGCCTGAACGTAACGATTTACTGAAGGATCGACGCCAACAACCGAAGCGGCAACTTCACCTTCAAATGTTTCTTCTTCGATGTTAGAAGAATGAACCGGAGCCTCACCTACAAAGTAGTTCTCCTTGATAACCTGTAGCTTATTAGCATAAGTTTCCAGGTCGCCATCGAATTCAATACCTTCAATGAGAGCAGCAAACTTTTCCTGCTGTGTCAGTGCTAGGTCGGAAGAAAGTTCTTCAACGATGTCTTGTCTATAAGACTCAACAAGCGTATCTCTTAGCTCTGCATTTTCAGTAATTGATTCATCTAGCTTTTCTTCAAGCGCAGAAACTTTTTCTGCCATTGCTTCAAGAACGTCAACCTTGTCCTCTGGAACATTAATGTAATGTTCAGTGAACAGATTCTTGAGACCTACGATAAACTCTTCAGCGAGCTCGTTACGTAGTGTTGATTCGATAGCAACTTCGTTATCTCTTACCCACTGCTCAACTACGTAGTCGAGGTAAGTATCTAGCTTTGAAGTCATTTCTTCTGAGAAGACAGCCATGTCTTCCATATACTTAGCTTCGTATTCTTCCTCAAGACGTGCAGTCTCAGCAATAAGACGAGCATTAACTGCACCCTCAAACAGAGTAGCTACATCTTCTTTAAACTCTTCAGAAAGATCTTGACCTTCAAAGATGGTGTCAATATCTTCACGAACATTGAGCTTCTTTAACTTTGGCATTGGATCTTTAGTCTTTGGGCCTTTACCCAAAGTTGAATCAATAGAATCCATATTAGAACCTGATTTGTTACCAACTCCATAATCTTTATTAGGACCATATTGGCTCATAACCTTATTGAAAAAGTCAACAAGATCACCCTTGTTCATAGAATTCATTGTGCCCATCATATGCTGCATCATTGAAATCTTTGAACTAGTAAGAGCCTTGTCGTCTGAAACTTTACGAGCAGCTGGCTTCAGTGAAGAAGCAGCAAGAGTCTCTTCGTCGATTTCTGTTTCTTCTTTACGCATCTTTCCACCTTTACCCATGAACTGAGCAGTAGCTGAGGCAGCAAGATCACGAAGGTCTGACTTAGAAGACTGACCAGGCTGACGGAACGAACGAGAATAACCAACTTTTTCTCTCTTGGTCTTATCCTGTCCAGCAATTCTTGGATTCTTAATGAATTCAGGTTTTTCTTTTTCTTCCTTCATATCATTCTCAGAATCGTCTTCGTCTTCGTCGTCCTCATCCTTGTCGCTCTTCTTCGACTTGACTTTGAACTTCTTAGATTCGTCTTCATCATCCTCATCTTCATCGTCCTTGGCTTCAAGGACAGCGTCCTCGAGAATCTCGTCTTCATAATCATAGTTATTTTCTAGGTTAGCCATTAGAATAGTCTCCTATTTGAAATCTCTTATTATTTATAAAAATTTATTTCTTACTGTCAATGAAGCCAAATAGTCTTCAAATAGAGCCAGCTTTTGTTCTTCCAACTCTCTTCTCGAAATCTTACGAATATGCTTCTTAGTTTCATGTAGTACTTGCTCATGCCAGGTGTTATGAACTGGATCGTAGAGCCATTCTACATTCTCCATAATACCGTTTACAAAAGCATCCGGAGCCGAAGGATCGGCAACGATATCAGCTGCAGTGGCGATTTTATAATCGTCCTGTACCTGCATTGTTCCGTTATGGTCAGGCTTCAGAGAACCCATACCACGTGAAGACACGCCAAGTTTAGCTCCTGACTTCAACAATCCCTTAGCAATATTGCCCATTGGAGTGTCAGTAATCAGAGCCTTACCAACGTAATTATCACCGTCTTTCTTAAGATCGATAATTAGGTGAGAAACACGATCAAGATTAATAGCAGGACCAGCAGGATGTCCGAGTTCACCATAACCACGCTTTGGCTTGATGACTTCTTTCATATAACGCTTTACTTCCTTATCAAGAATCTTGACAGGATATATACGTCCGTTACGGTTCTTCTTATTTCCTTGTAGAAATATACCATGTATATAGTGTTTTTTCTCGCCGCCGTCCTCACAGGCTTCAGTGACATACTCAACTTCTTCTACAAGTTCGGTGATCAGTTTCATTTTATTATCCCTTATAAGCTACTGGTGCAGCTTTTAGACCTGTGCCTGTTACGAGATCGCCTGTTCTTTTTTGAACAATAACAGGAGCATTATTCTGAATGGTTATAGTAGCATAATTCAATCCATTTGCATACTGCAATGTCATAACTGTAGGAGCAGCAACATTAATAACTCTAATAAGATTAGCGTTTCCTACGTTGTTTGCAGTATCAATAGCTACTTCGTTACCTAATGGTTTGATAATCATTATAGGTTTCCTGTATCTAAGTTACGACCACTTGGTAATTGTGGCTTAGTCTGACCATTCTTAGTGTTAGTGTAATCAGTTTGAGTTTCTTCATGCTTGGCATTGTAATCATTCCATGCCTTACCATAAAGAATACCTTCGCCTTTTTCCTTACCATATTCCTTAGTAAATCTTGATTTATTCTTCTTGATCCACTCTTCTGAATTTTTTGAAGGAGGAGCAGCTTCATGCATTTTCTTTAATGTCTGTGCAAGACGAGCACGCATGCCTTCTTTACCGCCCTTCTTAGCAGCAGCATTCAACTTAGCAGCTGGAATCTTTTCACCTTCTGGAACACCAAGCTCTTTATGAAGAGCACCAGGATGCTTAATAGCTCCCTTGATCCAGTTTTTCTCATCAAGATTCTCAACAGCTTCTTTTTGAATATTCTTAATCTCGCTACCGAGTTTTGATAAGAATGGCTTACCTTCACCAGTCAACTGAGTTGGTGGTTTATCAAAATAGTTCTCAGCAGTTTTCCAAGTGTTCTCTGCATGTCTTACCATTCCTGCAGGTGCAGCGCCTGGCATTGCATCAAGACCAGAGAGCTCGGCGTGCTCTTTCATATTTTTCTTACCGCCCAGGAGTAACTTTTTTTTAGCCTTGGCATGTTTTCCGTGAACTTTACAAGAATCCTCGCCTTGATCACACGTGCATGAAGTGTCTTCATACATCTCGTCATTTGTTCTTGGGTATTTTGCTTGACTCTTAGATGTAGAATAAGGTTCGCCTACGTTACCAACACGATCAGCGTGAACTTGTTTCTTAGCATATTTCTTTAGAAAATCTTTAGTGCCAGACATATGTTCTGGATCCATAAGAAAAGCATCAAGATCAGTAGGCTCTATCTCGCTCTTATTTACGCCCTTCAGCTTATCGCTAAGAAGCTTCTTATCGCCTTTTGGACTAATATCTCTAAGCGGTTTCTTCGCCATTTACTGGTTCCTCTGTATTTGTATCGCCTTCAGGTTCAGGAATGAACTCACCAGGCTTATAGTTATAGAGTTGTTGTGCTATCTGAACTTTCTTGTCTTCAACAGCGGCTCTGATTCTACCAGTGATAATATCATCAAAAGCGGACTCAAAATCGTGAGGCTTAGACTCGGCTGCAGCCACAACTAGATCTTCTAAATCATATTTATTATCTGCCATATGTCACCTTTATTGTGCTTGTTGAGGCGGTTGCTGCTGAGCCTGTTGGTTCTGTGCAACTGCATATTGATTTATAATTGCTTTATTAGCTCTAATTTTCTGAACTGCAGATTTATACTGAGCTTCTTGCTGCATAGTTCTATTAGCAGCGCCTTTTTCTTTCATTTGCTTAACAAACATTTCAGCTTGTTGCAACTCTGCAAGTTTCTGCTGTAGATCTTGATTCTGATTAGGATCTTGTGGTTGTTGATTTGGATCTATACCCTGCTGCTGTGCGAGTTGATTTTGCTGATCAGCCTGAGCTTGTTGATCTGCTTGCTGCTGCATAGCTGCTTGATTTTGTTGTTCGGCTTCTACCATCTGCTGTATCTGTAGAATAGTTGGGTTGACCCAACGTGGTTCTTCAGTCTTAGCCTCAACAACCATCTGAGCGTCTTCTTCTTTAATATCCTCATCAGTCTGTTTAAGAACATTCTTACGAATCCACTCATGCGAATAATATTGACCAGCGATAGGCTGATACTGCTGAGCAAGAGCGATACGACCTTGATTAATCTCAGCGTCTTTCAATTCAGCAAAATAGTTATCTTTAGCAAAATCAAACTTAATCTTGTTCTGAATGGCTTGCCAGTCTTCAACAGTTGTAATGCCTTTAAGCACCAACTGCTTCTCAAGCAACTTAGTGAACATCTGAGAAAAACGCTGTCGAAGGCGAACAACAAACTTAACGAACTTCAATTCGTCACGTGTAATTTCAGTTGCTCTACCAACGGAAAACAAAGCGTCAGAGTTTAATCTCGAAACGGGGACGTTGAGCGTCTGGAGGAATTTCTTTTGGAAATAAAGAACGTCATCCATCTGACCCAATGTCTGGCCACCTGGAAGAGTAGTAACCTCAGTCCCTCTTCCCCCTTCGCGACGGGGTAGCCAGTAATCTTCTAACATAGTCATAAACTTACGATCATCTCTGATATCGCCAGTTTGTGCGTCATATATTAATCTGTTTTTATGCTTAACCATAATATCACGAACGTACTGCTCTGCTTTCATCTTAGGCAGATTACCAACGTCAATATACCAAATACGACGTTCAGGTGCACGCGCAAGGCGATAAATCACTAAAGCGTCTTCAAGGGTGCGCAACTGATTTAGTGGTTTAATCGCCTTATGGAGATATGATAATACCATTGTGCCTTGATTGTCTGTAAGACCAGACACAATATGAAGAATAGAATCTTTAGCAATCTTCAAACCAGTAGTCGTAGGGCCAGTGGTCTTGTTGCCAAAATTGAAACCCTTATCATTGAAAATATAATATTCATTAACAGTTTTAGTAATAGTGGCGTCACCAGGATTATTACCTTGGATACGCTTCTTCATAACTTCTCTGACCTTACGAATTTTACGTGGGTCAATATATCTTAATTCTTGAATACCTGCTCTTGGATTATTCTCATCAATAACAACGTGATAATAAAGTCTACCATCGATATACCAACGACGAAATATTTCGTAGGCAAAACGATTGAACTCTAACAAATCGCAGCAGTAATTGAATTCTTGAGTGATGGCTTTCTTGATGCTATCGTTTACTTTAAGATCATCAAGATTGATAGAAATAAGATTATCTTCTTCAATAGCAATAGATTCATTTACAATTTCGTCAATAGCAGCATCACACTCTGGCTGCAATGACATTTCACGATACTTTGTAACTAACTCAGCTTCAGATCTAACTGTACCATCTAAGTCAACATACGTACCAAAAGAACCACCTGCAGATACGACTACAGCACCGTCCTCGCTATCCTTTGGTGGAGCAAACGACGGGAGATCTGGTTCCTGTTCTTTCTTTTTGAATTCGAAGCCGAAAAAAGTTGCCATGTATTTTCCTTCATAAGTGGAGGAAGTTTATGGCTTCCTCCGTCATCATTACAATATATTTATTAACCTGGTGTATTGTCAAGTACGGCACGATCACCATATGGATTTACACCACCAGCAACACGGTCTGAAACTTCAAGCAAAGGAACCCAATAATCATATGCGAAGTTTACAGTGAATTCTTCAATGTTGTTACCAGAATTCCAATCAACTCCGATACCACTAACCTGAGTTGGGAAAGCTCCAACGAGACCATAAGATCTAATAGGAACACCATCTACACCAAATTGAACAATCTCGAAGTCAGTTTTATATAGTTCTCCGGCAGTTCCAGGATCACGGACGTTAGCAACCATACGGTTAAGAGCATTTGACCAAGCCTCAAACATAGAACGAACAGCGAAATCTTCGTCGTTCATAATAGTCACTGACCAATCAGCGAATGTTCTTTCACCAGCAACCTTAATCTTACGACCGAAATAAGGAATATCAATCGAAGAAACAGTTGATTCTGGAAGTTCAGCAGCACGACAGACAAAGCGAGCCTTGTCAGCCGATACTGGATTAAGTCCGATGTTCAAAGGAACCGAAAAGATTACTTCGAATAAGGATGGTCTGGCGCCACCATACACCAGACCATTTGTTTTAAACTGAGCGATATTAAAAGCCATTTAACTTTACTCCTCTGAGCGTTTTTTCTTTTATTTATTAAAACTTGCCAACAACTTCAGAGAACTGAACCCCAGATGGAACAGCAACGAAGTTAAGCTGGATAAAGTTAATGCTTCTAGCTGGCTTGATATAGATATCGCCGACAAACTGATTACTATCAATAATCTGTGGTGTATTGTTTGTTTCGTCACACACTACTTTAAAGTCAGTAATACCACGACGACCCTGAACCGTTCTCAGATATGGAATAATCAGATTACGGAATTGAGCACGAGTAAACGAGTCGTTGAACTCGAACAGTGAATACTTAGCAGCAGTCGAGATAGCCTTCTCAAGAACGATAAACAGACGACGAACATTGATTCTATCGAATGCTGATGGTTTAGTTTGAAGAGTCTTATCGCCGAACAAAACAGTACCCTGTCCTGGCTGAGTAACAACTGGGTTGACACCGTTTGGATAAAGAATATCACGAGCAGGTTTATTTGGATTATATGCCAGCTTGATAACATTCTTAATGTTACCACGGTTGTAACCAGCAGGTGACCACCAAGCATCATTAGTCTGATCAGTGCGCACGCATGTACCTGCGATATCACCGTTCAAAGGAACCCAACGATATAGATCATTATAACGATCGTACTGATACTTATATCCAGAATCCATAACAGCATAAGAAGAACTTACAAGAGCTCCTCTCCAGTTCTTAAGACTAGTAGCTTCTGAACCAATGTTATTGATAACTGTTGCTCTATCAGGAGAAATAAGAGCAATACAATCTTTACGAAGTTCAGCGATGTTATTAATCAAATAATTAGCCAATTGATAATTATTGATAGTTTCGCCGTTTACAACAGTAACACCACCGACTGGTTTTCCTTGAATAACCAGAGAAATGTCGATATCTTCTGGTGAAGCAAACAAATCCCATGCTTGGCCGAGAGAACTTAAAGTAGCAGAATTCTCATCAAGACCATCAGAGCCAAGTACCAATTTAATGTCAGCAGGAGCAGCAGCTACAGAAGTAGTAAGTAACTGACCTGGAGCAGAAAGAGCAACAGAACGATCATTAGCCCACCAGATGAACTGAGAACCTTGATTAAGAACATCTTTATAATAGTTACCAGAACCATCAATATTCTTAGCATCTACTGCACGCGAAAGACCTTTATAAGACTCAAGAATAGTTCCTGGTGTCCCAGTAATAATACCACCATCGTCAACAACAACAAGATGAAGCTCATCGAGAGCAGAAGTATTACCATTGTTCAACTGCCAAGTTGATTGACCTGGAGGAGTCTCAAACACATTGAAGAATTCCCAGTTACGGTTAATCTGATTAGTAATATAAGCAGAATGAAGACGATATGGATCTTCAAAAGTTACCGTAAGAGTTGAAGTGTTAGAAGTAAACTGCGCAACAGCATTAGCAGTCGGCAGAACAGGAACAATATCACCAAATGGAGTATCAGCTAATTTAATACCGCTGGTATTAGAATGAACAACATAATAAGTTGTATTACTCGTAAGACCATTAATCTCAGCAGTAGTTGAAGTATTAGAGTAAATAAGAGCGTCGCCATTAGTGAATTTATTATTAGCTATAGAGAAGAAACTATCTTTAATACCTGTATTACCATCAACAACAGCCATAGAGTCAATATCGAATGTTACATTAGTATCAAGAACCTGCATGAATTGGTAACCAATGGCAGAATTACCTGCTTTAATCTGATCGCCTATAGAAATCTGAGAAGCAATTTCATTAGCAAAATCAGTATTAGCTCCTAAGAATTTAAGATATGCATTCTTATCACCGATACGGAACTCAAGATAACGAGTCATTGTGTCAGTGTTAGCAGTTGTATTAATAACAGTAGAGAAACTATTTGGATTATCACAAACACCTATACGAAGAGAATTACCAATCAAACCTGGATATTTGGCCAGATAGATAATATCAGAATCAAAAGTGCCATCTTTAGAATTATAATCATTTAAATTCTTTACAATCTGATGAACAAGGTTGGCCACACGAGCATCCCCAGATTCAGTATCAAATCCAACTGCTGTATAAGTTGTCTCTGGTCGACCAAAATACAGGTCTACTGGGCCAGTTTGAGCAGCTGCTTTCGAAAGAACAATAGAAGAAGAATTCTTAGATACGACATAAGTTTTTTCTCCAGCTGCTATAATGCTAGCATTAGAGGTCTGTGTCAAATACATACCAACAGAAATTTCTGAAGTATCAGTTATTATGAATACATTACTAGAAGTGTTACCGTTACAAAACGGAACATAAGGAGTTGCACCAGAAGTATTAGCTGCACGAGAAACCCACAAACGATCAGCGTATGAAAGGAAGTTTGCAGCTGTGAAAAATGTTTCTGGATTGAAATTAGTAGGCTTACCAAAACGAGCTACCAGACGATCCTCGGTGTCAATAAAGACTCTTTCGCCAATTGGACCCCAACGAAAAACGCCAGCAAAGGCGCCATCGGTAGTAGCTACGGAAGGAACAACCGTAGTAAGGTCAATTTCGGTAACATTAACACCTGGGCTTAATTGAATTGCCATCTTATTATCTCCCTATTGCGAGAACTTGCTTATTCGTTCTTATTATTTATAAATTGGGAGATCTTAGAAATCTGAGTGATTGTTCATCCAGCTGTCAGAGACGAATCTCTCATAGGACTCGTCCATCATAGTTTCGTCGTGGCCAGTCTCAACAAACCCAAACGGAGCCATATCCTGCTCCATGTCATCCTCAGTTTTCTCTCTGAGCGACATAAGCGTATTTATATTTGTATAATCTTTAAAGTATTGCTGTTCCGAAAGCCAAGCAAACAGGACGAGACACATTACCAAGTCGTCGTGTTTGCCTGGTTCAGCCTCATACGAATTACCTTTCTTAGAGAAAGTCGAGAGCTCATTGATCGTATGAAAATCATTGACTACAAACTGGTTCTGTTCAATCAATAGCTTCAGGATCGAGCAACCTATCGTCTTGACTATCTTAGTAGTTCTAATGCCTTTATCGACATTACCGCCGCCAAACCCACCAGTAATTCTCTTACCCGAACGACCAGCATTCTCAGTAAAGAGTACGTTCTCGTAGCCGAAATCGTAGTGAAGAGAGTGTGAAACTTGCTCGCCAATGTCGTTTACCTCCACAAGAACCGAAGCATTATTATACGCTTTTGCTATTCTATGTATAGTGTCTGCATAATCAATAGGAGTTACTGAGTTGTTGCGATAAACACATGCCTGTTGGTATGGCATTGATGTCACATCAACCAACTGAAATGCCGAATAATCGAGACCCTTACCACGAGAAACGTCGCAGACCATAATATACACATGTTCTTTCTCTGGTTGAAAATATTGAGTAAGACCTTCTTTGTCCTGAATAGGGTTCTGATGAACAAGTTCTTTTAGTTTCCAACCAGCGATAAGCGTGCCAGAAGAACCGAGAAACTCACATTCCATCTCCTGATTGAACTTCTCAATATCAAAGTTCATACCTGCCAGAGTATTCTGTTTCCAATCATCATCACGTCCTGGCACGTCTCGCCAGTTGACCTGAATGGCTTTATATCCGTTTCTGTTTTCTACAGCGTTTATCCAAGTGGCATAGAAATGGTTCAAACCGTTTGGCGTGGAAACCAGAATAATCTTAGATTCTTTACCTGATGAAATAGTAGGATACACCGAAGTGAAGAACTCATCCCAATTGTCGATATGAGCCGCCTCGTCGATAAACAGTAGATTGATGGTGTAACCACGGATAGCACTGGCAGAAGTTGCAGCGGCCAGAACACGGCTGTTATTCTCGAGAACGAACGAGCCTTTATTCCACTCAACAACACCCTGCTGTAGCCATTTGGGCAAATGTTGGTAAGCAAGCTGAACACGACCAAGAATTTCTCGAGCCGTATCGCCCTTATTCGCGAGCAGAGCAACAGTCTTATCTGGATGAAAAATAATATACCACAGAATATAAGCACAGGTCGTAGTAGATTTACCAGCCTGACGAGCAGTAGTAACGATAGTATAACGGTTGTCCTTAAAGGACTCAATCATATTCTTCTGATAATCCCATGGGTGGAAATTCTGAAGACCGTCGTTCAGTGTAATAATCTTTACATATGTCTCTGCGAAATAGATAGGATCCATCTGACATTTCAGATATTCCTCTACACGCTCCTGAGAGAACTCGATATTTTGGTTTGTTTTCTTTAGAAGGACATTTCCTTTATAGCCCTTCACATTATCAGGGTTATCCATTATCTTTCTTCATATCTTGTAGAAGCTTCTGGAGCTCCGCAGTTGAACCTACAAATAGATTATTGTTATGAACATGCTGAGCTCTTTCATTAATAGGAGAATCAGCAGCGTCTAACTCTCTAATCTTTGACTGAAGATCGAGCAGAGCTTTATTAGCGTTCACAGTTGTATCTACAAGTTTAGCAAGAACCTCAAATGCTCTCGGATGCTGACTCGAGTCTGCTATCTGAGCAAGTGTCTGAATAGCGTCTCTTGAATCCTCAATAACCTGCATAAGATTACCACGAGCATATTCAAAGTCCTTCTTAGCTGAATCATTATGACCTTCTGCGATCATAGACTCAACTGCAGTAGAAGTAACTTTCTCCAAAGGAGGAATACCTAATGCTTTACCAATTGGATCGTTTTGTTTATCTGTCATTTACTTTCATCTTCTTCGCCATATATCATTGTAATAAATCCATAATCATCATCAATCTCGACTTGATTATATGGTATGGTGCCAGTGTTGGCGTTTGGTTGGCCATAATAATTTATTGGGTGGCCGTTGGCATCCAAACCAGGTTGAATAGTTATTTTTTCAGCAACAGGTGTTTTACCAACTGCATCTGAAATTTTACCATCTGCTACATCAGGTATATAGAAGTTTGTAGTAATGAACTTAATAATACCACCAGTTTTAACAGGTCCGTAGAAATAACCTTTTAATGTAAAATTAAGTTCCCACACAATCATACGGCGATCTTTATATTCTCCAGCATAATTATCTGTGTAGTTAATAGAATTAAGAATAATAGGAATATCCATATTCACTTCAACTTCTGGAATCAGATTAACCGTAGTAGTCCAGTCAGGAGTGAAAAACGGAAGTATCTGCTCCATAATCTTAGTGCCATCTTCAACATTCTTAGCATATACATATGCTTTGAAATCTAAATTATATGGGACTGGATTATACTGATAACGGAATTTGTTCTTATCTGTATTATCCCTAACTGATGTTTTACCAATAGTATTTAATTTACGATCGCCGTCATATGCAATTTGCCCCATTTCAAACGATAACATAGGAAGTGTGGTAGTCGCCTCGTCGCGATCCAGTTTAGGATCCTGCATAATACGAGCAAGCATCTTATCCTTTGGTCCATATGTGATAGGAACCTTCAAAAGAGCAACAATATTACCTTCTTTATCTGTTCTTGTGATACGGATATTATTCAGCAACGAACCCATAAGGATAACGTACTTGCGAATCAACCCGAAATAAAATGGACCACCGAAAATGGTAAATACTCCTATATTATAAATACATTGTCAGTCACGGATGGCACTCCCACTGACTCTAACGCTATTAAGGAGCATCAGCAATGTTATTTATAAATCTTCCATACACGTATCTAATAGGATGGCCTGAATATAATATTTGGTACTATGGGCTTAGATACGCCAAAAAATGTCACCCCTCAGATTTATGGACTACTTACTTCACATCGTCGAAGTATGTAAAACAGGCACGTCAAAAATACGGCGAGCCATCGGTTATTGAAATAAGAAAAACATTCGAATCAGTAGAACAAGCTCAAAAATGGGAGCACAAGGTTCTTCGTAGAATGAATGTCGTAAACGAAGAAAAATGGCTGAATAAAACCGATAATAAATGCATCGACTATAACGGTATGAAGCGTAATACTATACCTGGATCATTGGCATCAGCTGAAGCCCGTAGAGGCAAAACATACGAAGAATACTTCGGCGAAGAAGAAGCTATTCGTATAAAAGAACTATGCAGACAAAACGGCAAAGAAGTTTGGCAAAATCCAGAGCTTGTCGAGCGTATGAAAAAGAGACCTGCAGACCGTTCAAAATATAGAGCCGCTGCCCTAAAAAGATGGGGCGATCCAGAGGACAGAGCAAAAAGATGCGCTGCTATGAAAGGTGTCAAGAAAAATAAATCTATATCCTAACTTTTGAACGGATCTTTAGAATCAAAATCGACGAATTCGTCGGCTTCTTTTTCAATGTCATCGTTATCTGCATTATCTATAAGATCTTCCATACTAGCTTCTTCAAGAATAAGGTAATCTCCATCTTCTGTAATCAACATATCACTATCTTCAGTCATAACAGACCAATTGAATATATCCAGATCATAATGTTTCTGAATAGCATCGATCTCAGGAATGCCAGTGTTGAACTTCTCGTTCGAATATTCAAACACTTCGCATGTCATTTCCCATGTCTGAAGAGCACCCAACTGATAGAACATCTCATACTTATTGACATAACGAATAATAAAATGGCGTCTGTTCAGTGGGAAATAAATGACATCGCCTTCGTTTGGTCTGAACTGATTAGTTGCCATCTGAACTTCATCGTTGAATACACGACGAGCAACCGAGAACACAACCTGATTACGAATCTCAACACCAAACTTAGATAGAAACTCTCCATCTCCAGAGAATCCATCAATAGATTTAATATACATTTCAATAGGAATAGCGAGTTCATATGATGACTGATCATCGGCGCCATAAACTGGATCATATTTGTTCAGCTTACGAGGAACATAATAAAGATCATGACC